CAACGTTTCAAAGTTCTTAAATGAAGCTTTTGAAAATTCTGTTGGAACACAAAGAGCGGATTTGGGTCTCTACAAGAAATTTTCACTTAATTTGACAAATGTTGCGGTCCCTTATTGATTAGGGGCGTTGCAGAGCAATTTGCAACGAAAGCTATGTTCTTAAAGTCATTTCCTTATTAGTAAACAATGGCAATCGGTTATATCTATTTAACTACAAACTTAATAAACAATAGAAAGTATATTGGTAAAAGACAATCTTCAACCTTTGATGAAAGTTATAAAGGTTCTGGAAAAATTCTTAAGCAGGCTATATTAAAAGAAGGCTGGGACAACTTTAGTTGTGAAGTTCTTGAATGGTGCAGCACAGTAGAAGAGTTGAACCAAAAGGAAAAGTATTATATAGAGTTATATGATGCTGTAAACAGTAATGAGTTCTATAATATAGCATGTGGTGGTACAGGTGGCAACACAGGTGTTGACTATGCGTATATAGCCACATTAAATCGTCAGACTGAAGAAACACGGCGAAAGCGTGGTGAAAGTTTGAAAAAGGCATATGAAGAGGGAAGGCACCCAGTAGTTCGTGCAGGTTACCCAAAGGGTAAGAAGAGAACAGAAGAAGACAGACTTGCCAATGTAGAAAGAAACAAAAATAGAGTTTGGGTTAAGAAAGATGGTATTGAGAAGACCATTGACAAATCTATGTTAGATGAGTATTTATCTAATGGTTGGGAAAGGGGAAGAATTATTTCTCCTATCCCATGGAATAAAGGATTAAAGTTAAAATAAGGAAAGCAGAGTAACATAGTAAAAACCTGGCTAACTCGGCAAAAGCCTATTAGAGTAGTGCGACTTTGGTAGGTAATGAACGAACTAAATCAAGTCTATGACTTGTAAATGTGTAACGACTATCGAAAGCATAGTATTGAAGAAATATCAATATGAGTAAGCGAGTAGAGTAGGGTTGAAATCAACTCGAAAAACCAGGGTTCCTTTGAAGGGTAAAACAACAAAGGAATGTGAAATAGTCTAAACTGCATACATAATACATAAAATGCAGAGAGTATATTAAATGATATATTCGTAATATAATTGAATCTTATCGCACACGACTTAGTTCTTGTTCAACCGTTGACAAGCATGAGCGGATATCTTTCTTATCTTGCATTCTCATACGGTTCAAATAAGGGCAGTGTGGAACAAGGCACAATCGTCAACGATCCATTCAGACTTGGCAATTATGACCAAAACTACACATCAGCAAAAGTTATCACAGAAGCTAAGCCAGCAACTGATGCAAGTGGTGCAGCATCTGGCACATTGAATTGGAAGCCAATTATCAAAGCACATGTTGAATTCATCGTTGGTGCAGAGACAATTCTTGACGGTGGAGATGGTAAACTTTATCAAGGCAGAGAAGTCAAACAAGGTGCAACAGTTCAACCTAATGGAAACGTTGTTGCAGGTGAAGTTGTTAATGCTGGTACAGAAGTTGGTACAATCGACTATGCAACAGGTGCATTCTCATTCACAGCAACAGGTATCTCAGCAGCTACACCAGTTCTTGTAAACTACATTTATGACAACGTAGTCATTCCACAAAATGACTTACCAATCTTAAATGCAGAAATGAAGGCTATACCGCTTATTGCAAAACCAAGAAGAATTGCAATATACTTCTCACAAATCGCAGCATTCCAGGCTAAAACAGATTACGGTTTTGACCTTGCAGGTGAACTTGGCAAACAAGCTGTTGCAACATTGAGCTACGAAATTGATACAGAGATCGTAGACCTTCTTGTCAAAAACGCAGCAGAAGATACAGACCTTACATGGTCTAAGACACTTCCAGTCGGTGTTTCTAAAGCGGAACACTACCAAGGTTTCTTAGAAATGGTTGAAATTGCAAAACAAAAAGTCTATGACAAGACTCGTAGATTTGCACCTGATTATATGCTTATTGCATCTAACATTCTTCCAGTTCTTGGATTCATCAATGGTTGGAAGCCAGCATCAACTGCAAACATCAACGGTCCATACTTTGCAGGTACTCTTGCAGGACTCAAAGTTTTCGTAAGCCCATCTATCGAGGCTGGTAAGTTTGCATTTGGTGTAAACAAGGGTGCACTTGAAGCAACAGCAGCTGTTTATGCTCCATACATGCCGATAGTACCGACACAAGCACTTCAATATGCAGACGGTGGAAACTCTCAAGGTTTCAGCACACTTTATGCACTTGAACTCTTGAACAAAGACCTTCTTATTTCTGGTAGAATTACTG